GAATCTTCTCCTACCACCCAGAGAGGCTTTATGGACGATTCATACCTGCTTAAAGTGCTAATCGATTTAATCGTTTGGCTCTTCTCGCTTCGTAGGATCTATCTTTAGCCCAAGGAGTTAAGCATGGCTACGCAAAAGGCACGTTTAGAAACGAAGACCCTCGACGCTTCTCTTGAGACGCGTTTTTGGAATATCTTCGCTTACCATTCGTTCTCCAGAATTGTCGCGCGTAAGCACGGCATTTCTGTTCCTGCGATCGACCTCGATTCCCTCAGCAATGAAGAAATCGAAACTCGTTTGCAGGTTATGCGTGATCTTGCTCACCTCCCCCCTGGATAGTAGGGAAGATTCTTTCCTCTTTTGAGGACGTCTTTCAGAAAAGACGCAAATTAACCGTAATAAGGATCAAAGATGCCATCTCCTAATAAGAACGTCACCATTAACGGACAAGTCTACTACGACCAAGTTACTCGTAACTCGGTCGGTCAAGTAGTCTCGTCTGGACATGTTGTCGTTACTAATAGTCAGATGTTATTCAATGAGGTTCTTACTACTGTTAGCGTGAGGACTCCCAATTTTGGGAGACTAAAAGCCTCTCAGCTACCGATGAATCCGTATAGTAAATATGCGCGGTGGTACTCGTCTCCGATGGGCTCTTTCAGTCAAACTGCGAGAGTCATAAGTAACGGGAACATCACCACGTACGATTACAAAACGAACGTCGCCTGGCTCGTTGGCTCAGGTATTCCTCGCGATACATCTCTCGACGCTGATAATCCAACCCAAAAGATTATCGGAAAGCTTATTGAAAAGATCAGTCTGGCAAAAGCTTCAACGCTTGTGACAGTTGCTGAACTTAACAAGACAGCTTCTCACCTGGCCCATACGGCGACCAGGGTTCATGGCGCATTACGCGCCTTGAAGAGCGGGAGATTTGGAGCATTCGCAAACTCACTCGGTATAACTTACCGTTCTCGTGAGGTTGTCCGCTTTAATAAGAGGTTTAACGCTGCTCGTTCTTTCGATCAGCAGTCTAACACCTATCATTCTTCGCGGATGTCTCGTGAACGCGGCAGGAGTCGGGTAACCGATCTTGTCGCTGACACTTGGCTCGAATACTCCTATGGATGGAAACCACTTTTGAAAGACGTCTATGATACCGCTAAAGCTGCGGCTTCTATCATGGTCGAATATCAGAATGTGGTGCGTATGGAAGTTGCTTCTGCTTCGAATAACCGTGTTACTTATTCTAACGTCCCTAACGGACAGCTTGGATTAACTACCCTTACGGATAGTACTGACATGGGTCGAATGGCAATCTTCTACCGCATTCCATCCGGTACGATATCCACGGCCGATGCATTCGGGCTTAACAACCCCTTATACGTCGCATGGGAATTAGTTCCTTTCTCTTTCGTGGTTGATTGGTTTCTCCCTATTGGGGATATGATCAATGCTTTGACGGCCTTTAACGGCCTTCAATTTCACCATGGTTGGCATGCCTCTCGGCAAGTCATTAAGAGAAAAAGGACTGTTCTCCCTGGCTCTACGTACACATCGGGCGGTGTTGAGTATCGCTGCTTCTCGTCTGACGTTAAGGATGATTTATTTGAACTCGGCACTGGCCGATCATCTATTTCTTCCTTTCCGCAATACGGTTTGGCGAAATTCAAGAACCCCGGGAGCTTTGCTCATGCAGCTTCTGCAATTGCACTGCTTCAAAGTCTCTTCCTTCGCAGGTAGAGCAACGCTGTTAGATTTCCTACAGCGTATTCCTTTGAGGAGTACTGATGGCCATTCGTGGTAACATCACTTTGACTGACGCAGCGACAACGCCCGTCAACCGTGTTTACTCGCCCACGCAAAGCGGCGATGGTTTGATCCAATGGGTAGATCGCACTCAAGCGATTCTCGTTGGTCAGAACCGTCTCACCGTTTCGCAACGGCTTGCAAACAAGCAAGTCCGCACGACGAAAGTCGCGTGGAAGCTCGAGACCCCCATCCTCGAGCAGACATCGCCCAGCACGTCGACCGGCATTCAGCCGGCACCGACTGTGGCATATACTTCGATCGGTACGATCGAGCTGGTCCTTCCGGACCGCTGCACCCTTCAGGACCGAAAGGACCTGTTGGCGCAGTTGCGCGATCTGATTGACGAAGCTATCGTCACAAGCCAGGTGCATGATCTTGATCTGATCTATTGATCAGATCTTTTTCATGTCGCTTTTCAGTAAATAATTCCTGAAAGGGACCAATGCATAAGCATCGGTTAGAACAGCTGCTAAGCTCTGTTCCTCGTGCGACGTCTGAAAAGACGTTGATGTCTGTTTCTTCCTCACTTTTTGAAGCTATCGATTCTCCAAGATCACTAGCTGCACATATCTTGTTAAAAAACAGGGAATATGCGCAATTGGTGAACCTTGAGATCGACCCAAATAACTACGCGAGCGCTCACGCGTTTGCGGATGATTATCTGGCCACAAAGTTTCTTTCAAAGTTTCCAGACTTTAGGCATAAAGATCTGGATCCTGAGAAGGTTGCCTTGGATTCCTTCTTCAAGTGGGAAGAGTCGTGCCGTCTTACTAATATCAAGTTCAGACAACTCCGTGAGGACCCTTCAAAGTGGGACCCGGCGATGCGTAACATTTTGTTATCCGCACGCCGAAAAATTTCATCGGTGTTAGGTGTTCCTGATTTAGATAAGATTTCACGCTCATTTGGATGGGGACCTGGCGCTACAACCGTAGCAAAAGGTCATCATACATCAGCATATATCAAGTTCGCTCAGCGTCTTGATATTACGAGTAATGCTCTCGTTATGGGTCACTGCTGTGTAAACAGCACACCTTCCTGGGTTAATTGCCAATTACAAACTGGCGATTTCCCCAGTGTTGCGGCTTCTCTTCACAGAGATGCTTTCAACATTGTAAGAGGAAACGAGATCGTGTTCGTGCCAAAGAATGCGAAAACACACCGAATTATAGCCAAGGAACCGCATGTAAATTCATACTTACAGAAAGGTTTCGGTAGCTATATTCGTGAACGTCTTCGCATCGCCGCGGGGATAGATCTTAAGGATCAAACCCTCAATCAGCGGCTAGCTAAGGAGGGTTCCCTTTTCGGGAACCTTGCAACTATCGATTTAAGTGGAGCAAGTGATACCATTTCGCAAGAACTGGTTCGCTTCCTCTTACCGCCTCGATGGTTCTCCCTTCTCGACCAGATTAGGAGTAAGCAGGGTCTTCTTCGGAAGACCTGGTATTACTATCATAAGTTCTCCTCAATGGGGAACGCATGTACTTTCGAACTCGAAAGCCTAATATTCTGGGCACTTTGTAAATCGTGCCTAGAAGTTAATGGTGGAGAGCAGACTTTAAATGTTTATGGCGACGACATCATTGTCCCGTCTTCTCATTACGAGTCTGTGGTGAAAGTAATCGATTTCGTGGGTTTTCACGTTAACTATCAGAAGAGTTTTCATTCTGGTCGATTTCGTGAATCTTGCGGTAAAGATTACTTCGATGGCACAGACGTCAGGCCCATCTTTCTCAAAGAAAGTGTCTCAAATGTCGAAAGCCTTTTTAAATTGGCTAATAGTATCCGGCGCTATAGTCATAGCCGTAATTTTAATTACGGTTGTGATATTCGCTTTCGGAACTCTTGGCTTAGCGTTTCAGCTCTTATACCAGAACCACTTCGGTACTTAAAAATACCTAATGGATTTGGTGATGGGGGCCTACTCGTCAATTTTGACGAGGCGCTTCCTTCTCTAGCTAGCGGATTCAAACAATCCGCTGGCTGGGAAGGTTTTATTTTTAAAGGACTCACTCGACATCCAGTTAAACTGGTAATGAGAGACGAACATGCTGGTTATACCACTGTTCTTTCGGCCAATGGAGGATATTCCGTCGACATCGATCGAGAGCGTGTTGTTCTTGCCCAGAAGGGCCTTCACGTACGCCTCGAAAAAATGTTTAAGGTTGACACTCCACTCTTAGGTCATCACGACCTTAGAAAGATGACGTTCCCGAAGGTAACACGAATTCATACTCACGGATGGTATGATCTCGGGCCATGGAATAATTCCTAGCCTCATCTGATCCTTGGATCAGTTTCTTGCCTTTAAAGCAAGTGGAC